TTGACGTATCTTGTGGACAATTGTCCGACGGAAGAATGGGCAAGCCTTCAAACGTAAGAGTTTGAAAACTAAGGTCACCAACCTTCTGTGTTATAATACGCAAGTGATCGTCTATCGAGGCATTATACGCACGATAGATATTATAGTCCGTCAGAATAATATCAGGGCGTTCGTTACCGAGAGACTTAGAACAACTGTCCTTAGTTTCTCGCATTGCGACAATCCCTTTATCTGGACCGGATGCATGAGCTGCACCAAATACATTGGCAGTACCCGATGTGCTGCTATTGTTATTACCAAAGTTTGCACCAGTACCATAGTTGAGCGTCTTATTACGCCACCAACTATGTGTTGATTGGTTAATACCACCAATAGTAGTACTGGTAGTAGGGTCATCTCGAACAAGATGTTGGAGACCTTCCATCTTCTTGTTAGTAGTATCAGCCGAAGCATACAGCCTCGTTTCAATTTCCTTAACAAGTGAATTTTGGGCAACTTCCATCTTGTGCTTTAGCAGATTAATGATCTGCATTTTGCCACGGTTTTTCTGTTCTTCAATTTGCGACCGAGTAACTGAAGCTACTAAGTAGCGCCAATTATATTCAGCCGTTGTCAACGGATCAATATCATTAATATTGACCGCATCTTGATCTGAAATCCATCCAACCGTGTCGTTCTCAGCGTAAGAGACCGGAGTCTCTATATACTTACCACCTTGGTAAGTTTGCAACCGCCCTTTGCTTTTCAAGTATGCAAAGAAAACAACCTCATTGAATACTTGATCGGCAATTCGTTGCTTCATGTGGCGCCATGTACTGATAGCCAAGCTATCGAGCGCCTCAGTTCGTGAACGAACAGTAGCCATAGTTTACCTTATGATTAAAGTTAAGAATCTGATAATGTTAAACCAGATTCATCAAATAAATTATTTAAGCCTTGATCTGTAATCTCTTCTTTGAAAGCTTTATCCATAGCCTCATCGAAGTCCATATCTTGGCTTACACCAGTTTCACCAATCATTTTGCTTGTTGGCAAAAGTCCTCCTCCAAGAGAAGGCTTCTGTGGTTCAAGCTCTTTATTTATACCAGCGACCTTATCGGGGTATTCTGCTTTCGCAAGTCTGTAAGCATCTTCCATTGATATATTGTAACCGTTTTCAGACCTTTTCTGAATAACATCCGCAATTTCATTTGAAAGTAACTTAAAATCTGGGTATATCCCAGCCATACGATTAATTTCTGAATTAACATTATTGTTCTGCATATACTGCTGAGTTGCGGCAAGATCACTACTTACCGGTTCCATCGCTGAACCTACAGCTTGTTGAATAGCATTACCAACTTTTTGTTCAATATGGCCCATTAATTGTGAATTAGTCATACTCTCCAATTCCTCCTCAGATATTGGTTGGCCACTATTATCAGGTTGATAATCATCTTTTTCTTGCTGCAATGCTTCAGTATAAGCAGTCATTTGTTCTCCAGCATTTTCTAACTGGGTACTTAGTGAGGCAATCTGTTGCCCTTGTTGTTGTACTATCTGCATTAACTCACCCATTGAAGGTGTTTCTTGTTGTACTGCATCTTCTTCTGCCATGTTGTTCCTATCTATATAGCCTCAGATACATATTGATGATACCTTTGGCGATGAATTTCTTTTCTAATCTTGCTGGCGATCCGTTCAGATCTACCGGTTCCAATCAGGTGTGCGTTGGTGCACTTTATGTCAATTTGATACCCACTACCTGCCGGGGTATATGTGACGTTAATTGTTGCTACTTCAGGAAGTTTCACCTCCTCTACTTTTTTCTTATCCATAGTATTCACTTGCAAAAGTTACTGGATTTGGGTTACTATCATTAGCATATTTAATCTTATCAAGCAACTTACGCTTAGATGAGATTTGTGTACCGGCTCTACTGTCAACACCGATTTGATAATTATCTTCTCGGAAGATAACGGGTGCTTGGGATTTTACCCAAGCAATATTTAAAGTGTCAGAACACTTTAAACAGGTTTGTTCATTCCTTTCACTATAAGAAACTAATCTTTCCTCTATGTGTCCACAAGACGGACAGTTAAAATCGTATGCAGGCATTACATATTTCTTAAGAATTCAGCCGATCTATCCTGAAAAGACTGTTGCTGTTCAGGCTCATAGAATTGAAATTTTTCCTGAGTTTTCATATCCATTGACTCAGCCATTTGGTTATGAGCAGATTGTTCAACCATAGCTCGGTATATAGCTAAAGACTCAGTAGGATCACCTCGGTAACCTTCCTTAAAAGATTTATCCGGCCATCTGCCACCATTCTCAAACATGAACTGAGCTACCTTTTCTATATCTTCTGGACTAGCAGTAGAAGGTGCATGAGCTGTACCAGGATTAGCAAGGAGATCAAACAAAACCGTTTGACCAGTTAATCCAGGTATAAGTTTTCTAAGTTTACTTATTAATGTCTTAGCTTCAGGATTCTTTGCAATAGCATCCCGCATTAATTTTTCAACCTTAATACTCTTATTCTCTGGAGCAAGATCAGCAGGTATGTGCATACCTTTACTGGTTTGTTTCCAACCTTCCTCCGGACCACCGTAACCTCTTCCTAAGATAGGCTTAGAACCTTTTAGAGATTTCTTAAGTTTAGGATCTGCTGCATCCCAACCTGGTTTGAGATAACCACGGTATTGATCAATCTCATTAGCCATTATGCTATTCTCATTTGTTGATTATAGGACGCAATAGCCTGTTGCTGCATTTGCATTTGACGCCTTTCATCTTCTTGCTGCAATACTTGAGCATCTTGTTGACGAGCATACTGTTCAAGAGCTTCCATAGAATCCTTTTCTATTACCTGTTTTACAGCTGAAACAGGAACGCCCATCTCTTTAACCATAGTTCTTATATTATCTACGGCATTTCGAAGATTCTTTACCTGTAATTGAGGAGGCACTTGCATATCTTCCATATCCTGAGAATACTTCAGGAGTTGTGGGAGTAATGCTTTACCTTCCTTTTCTAATTTATCTAAGTCAACCGTAGCATTTAACTTACGGAGCCTTTGAACTGATGCATCACTAGGCATATTATTTTTTTGCTTTTGGTTTCCGTAATTGAGGTGGAAGTTTTACAGGTGCTTCTATTGGCATCTTAGTTGCCTCTACTTTCTCAGCTACCTCTATTGCAATCTGGTCATTCCATTTAATCCCATTACTTGAACTTCTAAAATTATGTAAGTTTGGTCTTGCACCTTTCTTACGGCCATTCCTAAAACTTCCTTTAACTCTAAGCATTTCCGACTCCTGGTTGTTGCATTTGTGCGAATTGACCCATTGGCATTGGATTTTGTTGATCTGCTCCAGCGCCTTCTTGAGGCTGAAGCATATCATCAAACTGGACTCCAATCATATTATCTAAGAGATACTTAGTTAATTTAGTAGAGTCTACCAATGGATTGTCTTTAAGTAATGTGTACATTCTCTGCGCCCGTTCCTCTCTTATAGCCTTCGTCTCACTCACCGATTGATCTGGATCTATCTTAATGAAAAACTTATATCCTGCAAGTTCCCTACCTACAAAAGATACCCATATTGGAAGTTGATCCGGACCTACTACTTGTACTACTTGTTCTTCGGTCCAGTGTTTATAAATAACCTCATGCATTAGACGTACCATACCTACATGAGCATCTGCTATGGTATCTCTGCGTTCATCCTCTCTAATACTTGCTGCTTCTCGGATAGCTCTAACTTCTGTTGCTGTTCTATCCGCGGAACCCTCACCAAAGGAGCCTGCTTCATTACGAGATAGACCCATAATCTCTCGGACATCCGTCATTATGCGATCTTCAGCCTTAAGCAAACTATCTGGAATTGGAGCAACTTCGATGTTCTTGATACCATTTATGTCTAGAACCCTAACTAGACCTGGTCCATCTTCATCAAGCAATTTGGCTGCTTCATCCTCACTAATCGCCGTAGCTGTTGCAATGAACTTAACGATTGATAAACGCCTATGCCGCATCATCTGCGTCTTAATCTCGTTAATCTCACGTTGGAAGGGTTCCAGTATTTTTATATCTGGTATACCCCAAAAGCAATCATTGTCTGGGTTAAAGGTTATTGGGAAGTACGGGAGACCGTTGCCTACTTGTAATTCATCATCATCAAAGTACAACACCTTGTCAGTAACTGTAGGTGCTATGATGAAGACTTTGCCAGTCCTTTTATCACGTACTTCCCAAAGATCAATAGTTTCTCTTGGGTTATTCGTAATAGTTTCTGCAAAAGGTGTATGGTAATTCTTCTTCTTGTAAGCACGATCTTGTATCTCTTTCCTATGTGATAGCCTTGAATCATTAACAACATCATCTAAATGCCTGCTAATCTTCTCAGCTACAAAATATGTATTTTCCCAACGATCTGTACCCCATGGTACTACAAAGTTACCTGTATCAAGTGTACGATACCAAGGCATATTATCCATGATACCTTGCGTGTATTCTACTTTACCGCCTGTTCTAGTTGTTGGAGCAAAAGTACCTTCATCTTGTGGAGTTGGTGAATGTTCAGCACCAAAACCAAACTTACCTATGCCTGTTCCTGTAAAGAAAGCATTTTGCACTTGCTTCTTGCTTTCAATCTTAACCCCCATATGTATCATCATCTGGTTAGATACACGCTCCATTACTTTTGCTACAGCCGTTGCTTCTGGACCAGGCTTCTTAGGAGTTATTGATATACCTGGATTACGGAAGTAAATCCTAGGAGTCATCATCCTAAGCATCATAAAAACAACATTCTTAGGCA